AAACAGGCTGCGAATCTCCGTGCGGCGTTCTTTTTCGGTTTCCAGCGCACGTTTTGCACCTTCATCCATAAATTCACCTTTGCGCTTTTCATCGACCTCAATCGACTCTTTACGCTCCGGCGTTTCTTTTTCTACGACTTTATCAGGCATAGTCTTCTCCTTTTGGTTAGGTTGGGGTTGAGTATTGAGGCTGCGCTCTTCCGGAACGTCCTCCTGTGAAGATTCCCCGCAAGCGGGTTCATCCTCAGCACTCCGACCGACACCCACAGTGGCATCAGCAGGAATATCGACCAGCGATATCTCCATCGGTGTCCAGCTGACTACCCGATAGAGGTCTGGTTTATCTTTGTGTTCTTCTTGCAGCTTGCGTTCATTGATGCGGTAGGACACGGACACATTGCGCAATATGCCATCACGGACATCCTGCCAAAATCCTGCCACCTCATCACGCTTGCTTAACCGAATTTCAGCATGACCACGGTTATTCTCAATCCAGGCCCGTTCCACCACACCGATGCGGTTGCCACGTTCATTACGATCATGATTGTAAAGCACTGGAGCACTGCTATTGAGGCGTTCCAGATCTGCTTCACCCGCACCATGGCCCAACACTTCCACCCATGGATCGCTGAAGAAAGATTGCCGTGTTACCGGCTCTTCAGAGGAAAAAGAAAGCCGCACGAGGCGGCTTTCATCATCCACAATAGATTCACGCGTTAAATCAACTGTCCTTGTCAGTATTTCCGGATTCTTCTTTTCCGGTGTTGTCTTCGTTTTCTTGGTCATCGGATTCTCCTTGGGTTTGGTTAAAGAGTGAGAGTTGTTGGTCGTCACTGCTGGTGCTAAAGCTAATGCCAGCTTCTTTCTCCTGATTACGTTCCTGCTTAATTTGCTCAAACGTATCTTGAGGGTTGCCACCGCGTGCGCGAATGACCTCCGCTCTGGATTTGAAACCAGCTGCTACGGCTTTTTCCTCGGCAGTTACTTCCTTCTGCGGATCAATCCACGGCATCACTGGCCCTTGGAATCCAGCTTTTTTGAGCGTATTTGGGTTAATCTCGTTTTGCGATATTTTCAGCTGACCGGATAGCACCGCCATTTCTACAAACCGCTCCCATACAGGCCGCACACAGCGTTCAATAAAATACTCGCGCAGAACGGCGTAATGCACCGACTGTTCCACCAGCTCCTGACGCTGTGCGGAATATGTGCCGTTATAATCCTTGGCAATAGAGGAGTAGCCCGTAGATGTGCCAGCTGCCACCGCCCGAAGCTGGGAATTGCGGAATTGCTCAAGCATGGTGTTGGGACGATTGCTATCGATCATGCCGACTTCTTCGCCAGGCAGTAGATTATCGAAAATCATACCTGGCTGCATTTTCATGAGGCGATTGCCAGCCTCATCCACCTGCAGGCCGGAGGCAGGCCCATCCAGTGACTTGCGAATAAAGGCACAAATACTGGCGGCCACCTTTGCGGCCAGCCGTTCCGAGAGTTCATAATCTTTAATATCTTCCATCCGCGTCATAACGCTGGCAAAGACAGATACACCGCGTGTTTGGCTGATGCGTTTGGCAATCTTTAAATGCAGTATTTTTTCGGCTGCAAACCGCTTAACATCCTGTCTTGTTACCAGCACATGAGAATTACCCGGATGCTCTTTATACAAATAATAAGCGCGTGGCCTGCGCCATGCGTTCTTCTCCACGCCATGGATGATTTTCTTTTTTTCATCATTGTATTCAAACGGTAAGAAATCCGCTTCAATCATTTCCAGCGAATATGGTACCAGCGTTCCATGATCAATCGTGCTGCTGGTACCTTGAATATGCTTTATCAGCACTTCACCATCACGGAACCAGTGCCGAGCAATCATTCGTAACATATGGTTCCAGTGGCACTCCCACGTTACTTCGGGAAAGCGTATCCATTCTTCCCATAGTTCAACTAATTGGTCATTGACCGGCTTGGCCAGATCACCAGATTTGAGCTTCACCTGCGGCTCTACATTGATGCCACGTCCCACCACATTGTTCACCAGACAATCCAGCACACCACCGGCCAGATCGTGGTTTTCGTCCAAATGGCGTGCCTGAAGGCGCAGGGATTCTCCGGCGCGTTCTACAATCGCATCGCCACTGCCAGAGTCAGTTTTAACCTTACGCAGGCGGGAGGGCTGCGCTGCTTCATAGGCACGTTGGGCTTTAAGCACTTTGCGTGCGGTATCACGGCGCAAAGCTGCTTCCGGTGATATCACCTCAATTGTTTTATCAATGATATTAGACATCTGAAAAATCCGCCAATGCTGCCTGTTGATTTTGCTGGGTCACCTGTTCGAAAGCCGAAACACGGCGTTCCCAATATTGAATTTGTTCCCTGATCTCCTTGGAATTTGCCAATGTCAGGGAGCGACCGTTCATCGTGTAGCTCTGACCTTTGGCCACAGCGAGATCAGCCGCAATCCACGCATCCAAAGCGGTCTGCGCTTGTGTTAATGTTAAAGCCATATTCAGTCCTTGATTGAGTTGATAATTGCTTGCCCGATAGCTTCGGGAATTTGTGGCACTACGGCGTTTCCGAGTGCTTTAAGTCTGTCCACCCTGGTGGAAAACCCATCACTATCTCGGCAAATGAGGGGTTGAGGTATATTGGGTCGGTTGAAGTAGTCCTCAGTCCTTCGGACATCTTCGCACCACGAAAATGCTTGCTGCCCACATAACGATTGCGGTTTGCTCCCTTGAACTCGTTTGCTCCCATCGTTGGTAGCAATCGCGCCAGCCGAGCTAGTCCCACGCTTCCTGCCGTTCCCTGACCGTTGATCTTCCTCGGCATGCCCGTTTTGGTGATGTAATACTGATCGTTCTTGCCGATGATCGCTCCCTGAGTCGCATCGCTTGCCATCGGTGTGGGCAACAACCCACACTCGGTCTCGTCTGTGGGGTGCGCCGATGGCACAAGCTGGAATAACAAATGGCTGCACGGTGTAGCCTTCATGCTCCAGGTCAATCTTCGTGCGGGTGAATGCCAGATTGACGAAGTTAGCAACGTTTTCACCAACAACCCAAGAGGGCTGCGCTTGCTGAATGATTCGAAACATTTCCGGCCAGAGGTCGCGGTCATCTTCCGCTCCTTTTTTTCGTCCAGCGACACTGAACGGCTGGCAGGGGAATCCACCGCAGATGAGGTCGATTTTTCCTTCATAAATAATTCGCTCTGCATCGTATAATTTTCCGTTTTCATAGCGTAGCCGCCGAATATCCTGAGCAATCGGCACATGCGGCCAGTGTTTACCCAGGACATCTCGGCAGAATGGTTCAATTTCACAAAAAGCAATCGTGGTGAGGCCAGCACGCTCCAGCCCAAGGGAGAAACCGCCGATGCCGGAGAATAAATCCAGCACAGTCAGTTTCGTTTTCATCATCTTTGCCTCAGTTAAAATTCCAGTCTTCGTAGCCCATCCATTCATTGGCAGGCTGTGCTTCCGGCGTGTCTTGGCTTTCCGGCTTCCGTAAACGCTCACGCTCTTGCTCTTTAGCGAGGCGATCCAGATTCGGATTCAGAATATGCAGCGCAGCCAGCCCGTACACGCGGCAGTCCAATGCCTCGTTGCGGCGACCTTTGGTCAGCACCCAGATACGAGTGGGGTGACCGTTGACAAATTTGGTCTGAATGCGCTCAGATGTAAGCTGCTTGAAATACTCTTCCGGATAATCCGCAGGGAAATGGCAATAACCGGCTCCTGGCTGATGAATTTTCAGCCGCGAGTAGATCATTTGTTTTGCCGTGTCCGTTCCGATGGTGAAGAGTTTGACTCTGAGCTTGTTGTTTTTACTGAATTTGCTAACCAGCGGCTTGCCGATTTGGTTCGCGCCTTTAATCGCATAAATGCGTTGATACTCGCGGCCTTTACAATATTCATAAACCCGCTGAGTCTGGTGACCACCGCTATCCACGCAACTTGCTGCCACCGATAAAGTGCGCCCATCCGTTGTTTTAATTGTTTGCGTAAGCACATTGGTTAAATCCTCCCATACTTTGCTTTGTGCAGGGTCGCCATGCAGTACATGATATTGGAGTGACCAGCTTTCCTGAGAAACACCCCAACCGATCACCTCTGCTTCCAACCGATCATCCTGCACATCCACGCCGGCAGTAATGACAATCACGCCTTCAGGAGCCACGCGGCCCCAATTTTCCTTACGTCCCAGCAATCCGGATGGGTCTATCCCTTCCGTTGCTTCCTTCCATGTCTCGCCCAGCGAGGTATTAACCCAAACCTTGAGCGTTTCCGGCAGACGTTTGGCCTTGAGGAAACTTGCCACCATCTCCGACCACTTAACCCATGGGCTATACAGCTCGTTGATGTGGAATCCGGCAATGCCGTTAAATGCCGCTTCAGCACGCCACTCTCCATGAGAAAGCATCCACATTTTGTCGCTTTCTTTCAGGCACGATCCGCAATGCTCGCAGGCATATACCGCATCCTCTATCTTTTCTTTTTCAAATTTAACCTGCTGCCAGCTTAAAACCTGAAACGTGTCACACTCAGGGCAAGGCACATAGTATTTGCGCTGATCGCTTTGCTGATAGCGCGACTCAATCTTGCTTTCATCTTCAATCGTTGGTGTGCTGGCGGTCACCAGCAGCCGATTCCAAAAGGTAGTGGTACGCTTCTGCGCCAAGCTTCCAGGGTCACCTTCTGTCCCAGCCGAGTGCGGGTAACGGTCTTCTTCATCCAGCAGCACAATTCGAATCGGGCGGCTTGCCAGCGAGGATGGGCTGTTTGCACCAGCCATGGTGATATGCCCACCAGGGAATTTCTTATGCAGCAGCGTATTGTTGCTATCGCGGCTGCGTGGATCACCAAACAGATCTGTCAGCGCATCCGTATCGCGGATCATCGGTGCAAGGCGATCTTTGCTCCATGTCTCCGCCATATCCAGTGTGGGCTGGATTAGCAGTAGCGGCGATGGGTCTTGATGAGCAAAATACCCGATGATGTTATTGATAATCTCGGTTTTGCCAATTTGCGAAGAGGTCATATAGACCACCTCGGAAACACCAGGCTCATTCACCGCATCCATCATCCCGCGCTGATAAGGCGCACGGTCGGTTACCCATGATCCAGGTTCGCTACTCGCTTCCGGACTCAGCCTCCGATTCTGATCCGCCCATTGGCTCACTGTCAGTTGCGGTGGTGGCATCCAGGCCTTCATCACCGTCTTCAATACTGTCTGATAGGTCTTCGTCTGATTCATAAGCAGCCATTTCCGCCAACGCCTCATAAATCGTGCGCTTCAGGAACTTCTCAATTTCTTGTGGGTTTTCTAAATGGGCGATCTGGTATGCCGTTTTAGTCGGAATACCGAGCATCTTGGCGCGGCAGGCCGTGACCATTTCCAGCCAATCAGTTTCCACTCGCTCCACCGTCACCAGCGCACCGGTACGCTCTGCCAGTTCAATCTCTGCCATATCTGCCTGCGCTTTTAATAATCGCGCACGCTCCAGATGCGTGTCCTGTGGTGCAACGCCTTTACCGAAGGCACGCTGCTGCAGATAATTGATAATCCCACGGACACAGCCAACCAGCTCATACTGACCGTTAACTGGTTTTGGAATGATGCCATCCTGTGCGTATTGCTGCACTCGCCGGTCGCTTACGCCGAACAATTTGGCGATGGTAGTTACTGGATACATCGTTGGCATATAAGGCACTCATTTCATTCAACTTTTTCCATCGAATTGACTTGATTAAGCTCGTGATTGAAGCATTCATGGGTGTGTCCTTAAGGGCAAATTATTAATCAAACCAAGGAGTTAATCATGACTGAACTTTCTACAGCACAACGCACCATTTTAACCTCCGCAGCTAAATCGCCAGATACTGAAATCAGGCAGTTTATGCAGCACATCAAAAGCCCTGCCATACAGGATAAGATGATCACTGCCTTGCTACGCAAAAAGATGCTCACGGTGCAAGGTGCCGAAGCAGTCGGCAACCATTACAAATTCGATAAAAACACCAAGTTTGTAATCAGCCAGGAAGGGCTGAATGTCATCAACGGCTCGGCAGAGGGCGCACCTGTAACACCATGTAACACGGAGAAACACGATGTAACGCCAAGTAACGAGCCGAAACGCGAAACCAAACAATCGGTGATTATCAATTTGCTCTCCCGCGAAGAAGGCACCACCCTGACAGAGTTAATCGATGCCACCGGATGGAAACCACACTCAGTGCGCGGCCATCTTTCCAACCTGCGGAAAAAGCGTGGATTACCAATTGAAACCTTCACCACCGGCGAAGGCAAACATGGCTACCGACTTTTACCTGATCAGGAAGCGGCCTGACGCTTTTTCGCAATCTCCGCAAAGGACTTCTTTTCACCGGCATGCTTTGCAGTATTGCCGGTGAACTCTTCCCACCGCTTCACAATCACATCCACATAGCACGGATCAAGTTCAATCAACCGCGCCTTACGTTGCAGTTTCTCGCAAGCGATCAGCGTAGTGCCGGAGCCACCAAACGAATCCAGCACGATATCCTTTGTCTTGCTGCTGTTTTCAATGCCACGGCACACCAGCTCCACCGGCTTCATGGTCGGATGTAAATCATTCACCCTGGGCTTGTTATAGTTCCACACATCACTCTGGCTGCGATCTCCACACCAGAAATGCTTATTGCCCTCCGGCCATCCATAGAGGATCGGCTCATACTGGCGTTGATAATCGGAACGCCCCATGGTGAAGGTGTTTTTCGCCCAGATGATAAACGTTGACCATTTTCCGCCAGCGTCTGCAAAGGCGCGATGGAGGGTATGGAGTTCTGAGGAGGACATGCAGATGTAGAGCGCACCCTTGCAGACTTTCACCATCTCAGTGCAGGCATCTGTCAGAAACTTCTGAAAATCCGCACCGAGATTATCATTCTTAATCTTTCGTTTGTTCCCGCGTACATTGTCTTTCATGCTTTGGCCATAATCGACATTGTAAGGCGGATCGGTAAACACCATGTCGGCCAGCTCGTCACCCATCAATGCCTTCATGGTTTTGGCTTTGGTGCTATCGCCACAGATCAATCGGTGATCACCCAGCAGCCAGATATCACCTTCTTTGGAAACCGGTATCTCCGGTGCTTCAGGCACTTCATCATCATCGGTTAAACCAGCCATCGGCTCGCCATCGAGCAGGTCTTCCAGTTCAATTGCATCAAAGCCTGTCAGATCTAAATCAAATCCCAGCTCATTCAATTCACCGAGTTCAATCGCCAGCAGTTCCTCATCCCATTCAGCGTCTTCATGGGTACGGTTGTCAGCCAGCCTGTACGCCTTTATCTGCGCCTGTGTGAGGCCAGTGGCCACATGCACTGGTACTTTCTTTAACCCCAGCGACTGTGCCGCCTGCAGGCGCGTGTGGCCTGCAATGATAACCATTTCCTCATCCACCACGATAGGCTGGCGGAATCCGTACTCCTTAATCGAGGCCGCAACTTTGGCTATGGCTGCATCATTTTTGCGGGGATTCCGCGCATACGGAATCACCCGACCGATTTCGGTCAGTTCTACTTTCATAATCTTTCCTGTTTTGCAGTTAAGTTCTGTGCATACAGCACGTTAGCGAAATGGCTTCAGCAGACCCGATTTCGCAGTCAGCCACTTTAAGCATTTGTTATATAAAGGTTTTGTATTCGGAATTGCGAAACGAAATGGCTTTTCAGAATTTGTGGCTAGTAAAACGCCGCGCCCTCGGCGTACCCGCAGGGGGGGACGGGTCGGGAGTACCTTTTTGAATCCATGGGATTCGGTACGGTATCAGGGGCGTTTGAAGCGGTTGATGTAAAATTTCAGATTGCGTGCAAACTCAATGGCGAAGCGTTCCTTCACCTTGGCTTGCATGATGGCATCGTTCTCACGCTGTTTGAACAACTGCATGATGCCAGGGCCGTACAACAGTTTGAGTGGGTGACGCTTGCCGGTCTTCCGCATGTAAACAGTGGTCTTACTGGAGCCGCTTTTGCGCGGGGCAATAAAAGCATTCGATAACGTTGACACCTTGCCGTATTTTTTCACCTTGACCAGCCCACGCTTACCACCTGGTTGTTGCGTTGGCTTCTTGCTGCCGACCACAAATTCAATCAGCTGCAGCGCACGGTCGCGTGCCACCAGCGTTGCCCACAAACGTTTGAAGGTTGCCTTCTGCGTAACGATACGCCGTTTGACCGCAGCCTGCCTGCTGTTCATTTGTGGTGCGATGTGCTTGGCACTCGCCACCTTTGCGCTCTCCGCCACACGGTTGAGGGTACGCACCGTGGCCTGTGGTGCCACCTTGGTTTCAAGCGTGTTGAGCTGCCGCCTCAATTTCTTGAGGTCGTGTTGTATGGTGATATCGAAGGTCATTTTGATCCCGTTTTTAGCAGGCGATCCCGTGGGATCGTTTTTGAGCCGTTTTTGTTAAGAGGTGTTTTGGCTAAGTCTTTGATAGAAGGGGAATTCGTTACAAACTATTCGTTTGCGACCCCAGTTATGTCAACGTAGCGCTCTAACCAACTGAGCTAACCGCCCTCGGCGCATCTGCGCGGATGTGGGATGCCTTTATAGCGCATTTTGCACCCCTTCCGTCAATCAAATAATGCACTTGCATGGTGCAAGGCTGCGTTCTACAGTGGCGGCAACAAGGAAGGTATTATGTTGAAAAATCTGTTTTACGCATTGGTCTGCATGCCATTGGGGCTGATGACATGCAAAGTCAATGCTGCTGATGCAACGGCACTGGCGCAAAAAACTGCACATGATTTTCATTTTACGTCTATTTCTGGCGAAGATTTGCCTTTGGAGGCCTATGCAGGCAAGCCGGTGCTGATTGTGAATACGGCATCGGAGTGTGGCTTCACCCCGCAATATAAAGAGCTGCAAACCCTTTATGAACGTTATGGTGATCAAGGGCTGGTGGTGATTGCTGTACCGTCAAATGATTTTGGTGGGCAAGAACCAGGGGATAACAGCACAATCAAAACATTCTGCCAGACACATTATGGCATTAATTTTGTGCTGGCGGCAAAAGAGCATGTGAAAGGGGCAGATGCGCATCCGTTCTATGTATGGGCGCGTCAACAACAAGGGATACTGGCCGCACCAAAATGGAATTTCCATAAATACCTGATAGCACCCGATGGCCGTATCGCAGAGTGGTATGCTTCTACCACTTCACCCATGGCAAACAACGTGTTGAGTGCCATTGAGAAACTGCTTCCCAAAACGGTTGGCGACACAAAAGAAAAGCCATAAGCACCAGTCAATACAGTATTTTTATATCCCGTTGTTTATTGCTATAGCACCCGTCAATAAATAAGGAGATATATCATGAACTGGAAAATGATGGCATTGGCTTCGGCTGGTCTGGTATCGTTAAGCGCCTGCGGCGTTTATCAGGATTATCCAAATGATAAAACGGCTGTAGAATCCTATCGTGGAAACACCACCCATACAGGCTACTATGGCCACAACCATTATTCGGGAACCCATCCTTATGCACGTCAGGGGATGTATGTTGATAACACCAACAGTGATGTGGTGGTCGGGCAAGACCCACAATCCTACATGGAGCAAAATGATGACAAATGGATGTATAATTCCTGTCCTCCGGGTGCTGCCAAACGTGGGGATTGCTAA